CCGCCTACAACTAGCAAGCGACATGGGAAGAACAAAGACTTCCCGTGAAACAGTCGAAAAGTTTATTAAGGGTGAAGACCTTACCACCGCGCAAAGAGAAACCTTAGAAAGGGGAGGCTATAAAATAGAACCAATGGAGGTCTTGGAGCCGGGCTACGCCGACACCATAGCCACATTGCCGGCGAGTGCTAATGAAGCACGGCGAACCATGGTAAAGACAGCAGCAAAAAGAGTGCTGGGCTATCTGGGTGAGGGAGGAAAACCAGAAGTAAGAAGCTTCTTAGAAAGAGCGGCCGAGGCTACAATAGACCCTCATACAGGCGAACTGGTAATATCCGACGCCTTTGGCGATAATGTATTAGCTCCCGGTGAGACGCTCAACCGGTCCGAGATAGAAGCATTAGAACTAATAACAGATGAAGCATCTGCTGACTTAGCAGCGCATACTGTAAAAAGGCTTGTAGAAGAAGGAAAGGGTATCCTCCCAGCCAACCTAGTAATGCTAACCTCTCGTATTGCTTTACCTAAAAAAGCAGTCAAGGAGGTAATAAAAAATGTTAGGAATAGCACGATAGGCAAAACACTCGCGGACCTTCCAGGAACCGAGGCAGCCAGAAGTGTATTCGCTGGTAGTGATGCGATACCCAATATAATAAAACAACTTAGAGCACAAAACATCCCCGAAATGGGTGTTGCTATTGGCCGACTAGAAGAACTCCACGGCAAGGCTGACCCGGGCCGAGTAATAAGGATGGCTACTGACTTGCTTATTGAGGCAGAAGCAAGACGCTTATTCCCAAATGCTGCTATTGATATTGCCGAACTAGAAACTATGGCGACTGGCGCAGTGGCCAGGGGCGGAACTATACCACTACACCGTGTCGATAAAGGGGGGCTCTCAAAGGCGGCGAGAATATCCAGGGAAAACTTAGGCCGTATTGAGGACCTACTAACACCAGAAGAACTTCGTAGGAGTAGAGTAGGTAAAGCTTTGGCCAGAACTAAGGACTACTACTCGGGCCAAACTTATACTCCCTTCTACAAAATACAAATAAGAAAACTAAACTCTCGTCTGTCTCAACTCAGCGATGAGGTGATGCTTGGTGTTGAGAAGCATGCCGGCAAAGGCAAACCATACCTAACAGCGGTAGGTGAATACTTACAGAAAGACTTTGGTTGGACACCACAAGAACTAACTAAGAGACTTATTTATGCCGGCTATGGTGTGGTTGATGATGTTGGAACTGCCTTCTCAGGCGCTAGTGGGAAACAGGGTAATACTATTTTCACCAACCAAGCAAAGGTAGGCGAGGTTTTAGATAGGGCTATGAGCAAAGAGGGTGGGCTACTTTGGCACATTATGCAGAAGATGGGAAAGTTTGATACATTTACACCAGAGTTCTTCGAAGAACTAAATGGTTTTGTTTATGCTTTACAGGGCCGAACTCTTAATGACCTAAGTGACTGGGGCCAGTTTGCCGGAAGGGATATCCTAGTAGATAACCGGTTTAGGCTTAAAGGAGACAAACAACCAGAAAACCTTACTAATGTTATTATGATGGGAGCAAGAGAAAAAGTTTTAAGAGACTTCTCAGAAGAAATATTAGATACTATGCCCGAAAGCTTTATGCGAAGCGATGAAGTCGTTGATAACATCGTAAAGATAGCTGGAACCAAACCGGCAATAAGTAACAACATTATTGATAATGTTGTCGGGCCCTATCATTTGGATGATGTTGCCAAAGCAGAAGTAAAGACATTAGCAGAAAACAAACTAGAAGTTTTGTTGCAAGATGAGGCATCCATAGTCGACCTAATAGGAGCGGCGTTCATGGATAGGATGCTGATATGGATGGGGTCCGGCCCGGCCGTAGTAAAAGAAAGGATAAAAGACATAGCAAGTGAGCTTCCTCCTGGTGCCCTGGGCGGCGGAAGACTAAACACATTAGCAGAAAGCGCAGCAGAAGCTCACATCTTTTCCACTGCGGAATACAATATTATATTTGATGAAGTATGGGGTAGTCGTATGGGCCGAGGGGTCAGTGGTCGTGTGTTGTTTAACCATCTTGTGGCTTTCCTTGATGTATTACATAGTAAGCCGGCCAAGAAGGTGGGCTTAGACAAAACTCCTGGTGGTATGGACGCTGCCCGTCACCGCCGCTTCATTGAGAGTGAGATGCTCCACAAGCTGGATACGGAGATGCCCTCAAAACCAGTAAGAGGTTCTCCTATTGAGGAAGCGTATGCTGTCCCGGTTAACCTATTGGACCCCACAGCGAGCCTCTCTAAGGAGGCTAAGGAAGTTTTCACAACCAACCAAGGTGCTGTTATGAGGTTCCAACTCGCCGGCGATGAGTTTGCTAGCAACGCAAACAAAATAGGAAGTCAAGTAGATGAAGCACTCCCGCGTATTCCGGGCGAACTGCCGGCAGGTCAAAAGATACTATCAGACGAAGAGTTTAACTCACTTATCGAAACTCTCATAGAGAGGATGAAGAAACTACCCGACAATGAAGCGGGTGCGTTGGTTGGTGCTAAACTTTCTAAGTTCATCCCAAACATCGTAGGCGGCGGGCTGAAGAGGGTAGCCAACCTTACCAAGAACGGCGTGCTAGGTGGTGCTTGGCTAATATTTAATACCACTTATCATACGATAAACCTACTATCAGCGCCTCTTATTGAGCTTTCGACACTGGGTATTAAAGGAGCCATAGGAGGGATGCGACCGGACAGCCTATACAGCGCAAGTAGAGTAATGCTAAACCTTTATGGATATCGTTTAGGCCTTTATGGATATGGTAGGTCTGCGATAAGCCCAGAAAAAGTATTGGTTACTACACCAAGTGGGAAAAGATATACCAACAATGAACTCGCTGATATAGTTAGAAAAAATGGTATTACTGCTTCCGAGGCCAGTATTGAGCTACGAACAGATATGTATGCTGACTTGGTAACCTGGACGGGGAGAAACTGGAAGCAGGCAGGTGTGACGCCGAAAGCAATGGCCATGGGGAAAGCCTTTTTAAAAGCAATAGGAACAGAAGGAAGGACACCTTGGTCTGAGTTTGCTAATGCTACCGACAACCTTTTTAGAACCAGTGTCTTAGTCAGCGCTCTAAAAAGAGGAGCCACAGAAGACCAGGCCTTAGCATTAGCCCGTGAGGCATTATTTAACTATGGTGCTATTCCTCCGCTCTTAAAAAATAAACTCAACCATGCTTTTTGGCTGTATTCTTTTAGGTTTCTAAACGATACCAAGGTGCTAGATAATGCTATCAACCACCCAACTAGACTACTCCAGGGATATAAAGCACAAAGAGGGTTCTTCTACGACGATGGGGAAAATGATACATATTTTCCACTTATGTCTAAATACAACAAAGACCGTATGTGGTTAGGTGTCTATGAAGACAAAGACACTAAAAGAAGATACGCATTGTTGGGGCCACAGGTTCCCATGATAGATGCGTTTGAGGAAATAGTAGAAGCCGGCAAGGCATTTGCTCGCATTGGTAATGCTGTTCTCAATAAAGACCCACTCGGTGCGGCAGAGACAGCCGCAGCAGAGACAGGAGAACTGGCGCTTGATGTAACCCACCCTCTCGTAGAGTATTTGACCCTCAATATTGCTGGTTATGAAAAGATATTTGGAGACATTGATGAGGCAGGGGGATACATTTCTCCTGGTTTTATTCAGTTTCTAATAAATAGTGGGCAGTGGGAGAGTTTTAAAACTATTTACAATATCCAACCAGTAGAGCCCAGAGGTGGAAGACCAACTTGGGATGGCTATGAATACAGAGTGCATCCCAAAGATAAAGCAGCCAGGCGAAACCTTCTGATATATCGCAAACGGATGTTGCTACTCGGCGTTGAGCGGTCGTCCCGGGACTATAGTGAGTTGGTTATTGACGACAAGGGGCGTCCCACGATGGGTCTAGGAATAGAAGCACTGTTTGGTAGTAAGGCCGGCAGGATGGAAGTCATCCCCAGCCGTTCAGACATAGAGAGAGAGGCTCTCTACGACATTACATCGGAGATAAAAAAATGACTTTTTCTTGGAAAGCAGTTTCACTAAAAGATATTGTATTGATAGGAGGCCTTATGCTAACTGGTTGTGGGTTTTATTACAATACTTCATGGCGACTAACGGCATTAGAGGCTAGTGCCACAGAAGGTTTCAGTGAGGTTGATACCCTTGATGGCTCCTTAAGGACCATCTCAGAGCGACTTGTTCGAATAGAAGAAAATGTAGCTTCTTTGAGAGAAGATGTATCTAGGTTAGAAAATATTATTTTAGATAAGCAATAATGAAAATGACATTTCATTTTAGACATAGGAGAGTTAAAACATGAAAGACTTTATCAGCCGCTGGGGCATTGGTATAGCCATCTCGGGGACAGTCATTATCCTTAGTGGGTTTGGTGTTCGGTGTAGCTATGACTACATGACCGGTGAGCCAGGCGTAAGCGCTAACCCAGTTGAGGTTGTAGAAACATTTAAAGGGGACAAAGAATAATGGCTGTCGTAAATGTAAAAAAAGAAATAACAAAGAGCAGCTTCACCTGCACCGCAGCCACAAGTATTGGAACCTCTTATGATAAAGACAAGGCTTGCACACTAGCTATCAAGCCCGTTGATGAGGCCATTTATTTAGAGCCCGTATTCTTACGCCTCTTACTCACAAGCGTGAGTTCCGCAACTAAAATAACAATGCGTGTGACCATCGATAGTGGTGGCGACGAGTGTATCTTCCCAGACACACAGGCGACCATTTCCACTGGTGTTACCACGGCCGGTGATGGGATGGTTGGATACTCTATTAGCGTCCCCTGGCTCGCTACTGCTGCCGCTGCGGAGACTTGGTATCTTATGACCAAGACTGATGCTGGAACGGTGACAGTCGCAAGTGCGGACCTCTATTCATACGAGCAGGCGGAATAAAATATGTCTATCATCCCCCTTAGTATGGGCGATGTGGTTGCTCCGTATAGTGTAACCCCCGTCAATACCTCCTGGAAGCATTTGCTTGCCAGTGAAATAGCAAGTGAGACAGGGCAGACCGCTCTCAAAAGTTCTATTACCGATACAGGAAGCGAGATAGTCTTTGTTGGTAGTGTCTCTGCGGCAGGCACACCCACGGTTCAGACTTGTTATATTGCTCTGTGGAACATCATCAACCCTGATACTGGTGCTGATGTCGACTGGGCTGACGGAGAGTTTATGGGTGTTGAGGTTCATTACAAGTTTGGAACAAACAACCCCACTGACGCAAACAAAAGTGCATGCTATGTTGGGGCGTATGGGCCTTCCAATACCGTGATGTCTGCTGGAATATACAAGAAGTCAGGCACCACCTATTTGGCCTCTGCTGAATACTCATCCAGCGATGCCAACTCCATCACCTACAACGCAGCCAACTCATTTTATGGGAGACAGGTTATTTTCCCCACCTCGTCGGCGACAGATGTTCTCTTTGACTATGGGGATGCTTTCCAGTTGGATGATGCGAGCACACCTGTTCGTGTCCAGGGATGCCTAAATGAGGCGGCGACGACCGTTGCTGGTGCGGCCCTAAGTATTATGATGGCTATCGCAGGCAACTGTGATGTTGAGGCATACTATCGTCTCATCAGGGTTCCTAATGACCCGTCAGTCAGCTTGACTGGATGAAACAGGCCATAGACAAAGGACTAAATAAACTAGTTTCTCGCAAACTACTTGTGTGGGCAACGGCTACTGCCTTGGCTGCTGGTGGTTTTCTTACCTCTGCTGACTGGGTGCTTATCTCAGGTTTGTATATCGGTGGCCAGAGTGTAATAGATGCGATAAATAAAATAAAGTCGTCTTAACAAACTAATGATACTATTTATTATATGACCCGAACTTACCCTTCTAATACAATGCGACCTCGCAGAAAAACAAATACAGACAGACTAGAAGCTTGCGAAACCTGGCAAGAAGTAGTCGACTGCCCTCTTTATGATGACTGGATAAAAACTGTGCCTACAAATGATAGTTGGTTAAATAGCTTCCCTCTACAATACAACCCCAGGGAAGACCCAGAAGCAGAACAAAGATACGAAGACCTAGTTGAGCTAGCCAAGTCTATTCTCACAGACAGGGAAGCGGATATCTTTTTTGCTTATGCGGAACAGGATAAGTCATTTAGAGTGTTGGGCCTAGAACATCAACTTTCCCACGAGTGTGTGCGCTCAATATTTAAGAGCGCCCGTTCTAAAATGCAGGCAGCCATTGGCGCGTAATAAAGGAGGAGGCAGGAAGGTCAAAGAGAGCACCTTCTCCACTCTTCTCCTCAACAACTGGATAGATAATACCTTACGCCAACTGAAGTGGCGACAGGACCACTTAGAAGAAAATGTTTTAAAGAACATAACAGTAAAGATGTTTCATAACATCGAAAAACAGATAAGTCTTGCTTGTCTGTTTGACAATATGTTTCATATTGTAGAGGACACTGACTTGTCTATGAAAGACCTACAGACCTTGCGGCAACTGAACAGTCTATCAAACAACCAACAGGAAACCCATAATGAGTAAAAGACATGGCGGCGGCGCTATTAGAGAACTGAAGAAAGGCAACTATGAAAAGTCTCTCACTCTCATCATCGCTACGCTAATACAACATTTCGAAGCTAACGACTGGAAGGGGGCGCGTGTAAGCGACCTTATCTCAATGTTAGTTCTACTCCGAGGAACTCAAGTCAAGTCAGAGAACGGAAGTTCGCCCGTTGATAACTGGCTCGTCTCTATTCAGGCTGCTTTGCCCAAGAGTTCCAAGAAGAGTGAAGACGAATAAAGAAAAAAGAAACGCAGCATTAGCTAAAGTCTTTGAGGACCCAGTATCTTTTATTAAGAGGCTGGTAATAAAGTCCAAGGAGGGTAAGCTTATTCGCTTTGGTGAGGTCATAACAGACGAACAAGTTTCTGTTATTAGAGCACTCCAAAAGCATAAGCGCGTTATCGTTATTAAAGCTAGACAAATGGGCTTGACTACCGTTTGTCGGGCTTTTGCTTTTTGGGAAGCCTATACTGCTCCTCACTCTATTAATAGTGTTATTATCTCTAACAAGTTGGGGTCGGCTGTCGAACTCCTAAACATTGATAAGCGTTTTCATAACACTCTGCCGTTAGAACTACAGCGTAAGAGCACAGTGAGGAACGACAAGCTTAGATATCCTACCACTGAGACGGTCTTATCGGCTATGTCTGCGCGTTCTGATAGCCAGAACCGTGGTCTTACCTACAACACAGCACACGCCTCTGAGTTCGCTTTCTATGACGACGCTGAGAACTTCCTGGCTTCCCTCTTGGCTTCGGTCAATGAGGGTCGTGTTGTCTTGGAAAGCACGGCCAACTATTACGGAGACGCTCTACATAAGATAGTTCAGGCGGCTCAATACAATGGTAGTTGGCATGTTATTTTCTTGCCTTGGTCTTCTTTCCCTCAGTATTATGTAAAGCCTCCAAAAAGTTTTACACTTAACCCTGATGAAGAGAAGATACAAAAGAAACATAAACTCTCAATGGGTCAAATGTTTTGGAGACGGAAGAAACTATTTGAGATAAAAGATATTCGCTTGTTTAAAAGAGAGTATCCCCTCACATTAGAAGAAGCCTATGCTAACACAGACGCCAACTTCTTCCTCGATACACATTTTGAGTTTGTTGAGAAGATAACAGTTGGCTCTAACACCGTCAATGTCTTTACTGAATACGACCGAACAGACCAGTATGTTGTTGGGGTTGATGTAGGCGGTGGTTGCGAGCAAGACCATAGTGTAGCCATGGTTCTTTCTAAAACAACTGGAAGTCCAGCGGCTATTCTTGCTTCTAACAAAATGTCTATACACGACTTCACTGTGGCTACTATGAACCTCGCTAAGAAGTATCGTGCTATGATATGTTTTGAGGTAAATAACCACGGGCACGCTTTTAAAGAAGTGATGGACGCTAATAGTTGGACTAGCTATCGGCCCTTCACTACCACTTCTAAAAGTAAAATAGCCATCTATGAAAACCTACGCAATATGTTAGATGAAGGTTTTATAAACTACCTAGATGACAAAACCCTTACTGAACTAAGGGGACTAGTCAGACACGACAAAGGCTTAGCACCAGTTCATCCTAATGGTTTCCATGATGACCGGTGTATTGCTTTGGCTATTGGGTTGTGGTATCTAAAAGATATTGCTTTGCCGAAAGCCCACTATGATAAATGGATAGAGAGGACGGTAGCTAATAACAGCAAGGTCATTACGACTACCCATCCTCTAAGAAACATGAAATACCGGAGATAAAGATATAATGTTTAAACTTATTCACGCTGACTGTATGGACGCGTTAGACAAAATGGAAGATAATAGTATTGGGTCCTGTATCACTGACCCCCCTTACCTCATAAACTTTATGGGAAAGAAGTGGGACACTGAGAACAGCCCAGCAGGAGACGATAGGTTCTGGGAGAAGGTCTTAACGAAACTGAAACCAGGAGCCTATTGTGTGGCCTTCGGTCATAGCCGTCAGCATCACAGAGTAATGGTTGCGATGGAAGACGCGGGCTTTGAGATAAGAGACTGTATGATGTGGCTTTACGCTCAGGGGTTTCCTAAGTCTCACAATGTAGGAAAGGCTGTGGATAAGTTGTTGGGGAAAAAAAGAGAAGTAGTAGGCAAAGGTCAGCATACCAACATCCACTCCTTTACTAACCCGGACGCTTATACTGGGACAGACACAAAACCAGACATAACCAAGGGCAATAGTGAGTGGGAAGGCTACGGCACAGCCCTCAAACCAGCATACGAGCCCATCATTATTGCTCGCAAACCAATAGAGAAAAAACTAACCGTGGCTAAAAATGTTTTAAAGCACGGCGTTGGAGCCATCAACATAGATGGATGTAGGGTAAGTGCCCCGGGTGAAGACTTCTCCGATGTTAAGCCAAGACAAATACAGAAACTTCATAGTCTAAACCACGATGAGAACTCCGTGACTTACAAGGAAGCAAAAGAAAAACTACAAAACATAGGTAGGTTCCCTGCTAATGTAATGCTCTCACACCACCCTGACTGTGTTGAGGTAGGAACAAGAGAAGATGCTTATGTAATAAACAAACTGGAAGAGTGGTCTGGCTTTGGCGAGAAGGAGTGCCCAGACTATCAAAGCACAAAGATGAGAACGGTCACAAAAGTTTATGAGTGTGTTGATGACTGCCCGACAAAGATACTGGACGAGCAGGCACCAAAGGTGGGCTCACTCTTTAAAGCCAAAAGAAAGAAAGATACAAGCGGAGGTTCAGGTATTAGTTGGACCAACGGAGGCAACAAAGAGGGCGAAGACAACGGACTTTACGATGGACTTGGAGGAGCCAGCCGTTTCTTTAAGTGTGTTGGTGGAGGAGAGGACCTCAAACCAGGATACGAGCCCATCATTATTGCTCGTAAGCCTTTGGAAAAGAAGCTAACCGTGGCTAAAAATGTTTTAAAGCACGGTGTTGGGGCCATCAACATTGACGGTTGTAGGGTAGGCAGTGAGGCTATCACCGTAAATGGTGTTGGTAATAAGTGGGTGGAGAACAACCCGCACGGACAAAGAACAGGTAAGTCAGTCAAGGGTGCGAACACAACAAACATAGGTAGGTTCCCTGCTAATGTTATCTTATCCCATAGCGACGGCTGCGTAAAGGTTGGAGAGACAGAAGATACATTTGCTGCCAATGATAAAGATAAAGGCTTTTTCGAAAAACCTTCATCGATGCTGTTTATGGATAAGAACTACAAGCATAAGAAAGCAACTACCGTTAGAGAGGTTTATGAGTGTGTTGATGGCTGCCCGACAAAGATACTGGACGGGCAGAGTGGAACAACAAAGTCGTCCAAGCGAGGAAGCAAATATAACAAGAAGACTGAAAACAGAGAAGGCTACACACCAGTCCAAAGCGACTACCGAGAAGACAACACTTATGGCGACAAGGGTGGAGCCAGCCGTTTCTTTAAGTGTGTTGATGACTGCGCTGTAAAGATACTGGACAAACAGGCACCGAAGACGGGGCAGATACACGGAACGACCGGTAAAGAACCGAGTGCCTCTAAGCCAAACGCCATCTACAACGACTACTCTATGGTAGAGGGCAAGGCATCCACACCAAAGGATAAACTTGGAGGAGCCAGTCGTTTCTTTTACCACGCCAAGGTCGGCAAGAAAGAACGCAACCTTGGATGCAATGGGTTGGAGACGAAGACCTCCCAACTAAACGCTGGTGGGTTGGGCCGTAAGACGAGCGTAGAGAAGCGCAAGGAGAACACAGGGACCAACGCTCCCGTAGCAAAGAACATCCACCCCACGGTCAAACCAATAGCCTTGATGAGGTATTTGATAAAGATGTATTGTCCCCCTAATGAGACGGTGCTTGACCCCTTCACAGGTTCAGGCTCAACAGGTATGGCTGCTATGTATGAGGGGAGAGACTTTATTGGAATAGAAAGAGAAGAAGAGTATTTAGAAATAGCAGAAGCCAGAATAGAATACGCAGAAGAAGATATGTCTAGGAGGACTAAACCATGAATAACAGTGAGATAGAGTGGCTCATTTACCAGCACAAAGAGTATTGGCAGGTCCATAGAGAAAGGATGAGACAATACACACGGGCCTATCTGGGAACTATGTTCGCTGATATGAACGATGCTTACCACACCGGTCAAAACATTACTATCAATACGGCTGATGCCTATGCTTACATCGAAGGACTTGTTGCTAGCATCTATGCTAAGGCACCTGCCGTTTCTTGTGGAGCAGACATCAAAGGTAAAGGCGACCCAGATATGATGGGTGCTATTGTTAACCGCTTTATGTATGACCGCATTGAGGAGTTTGAGAAAGGCTTACGATACAGTTTCATTTATCCTTACTCCTTCTTTAAGCTGGGACTAAAAGAAGCCGACAGCGTTATGGATGGTATTGAGGTTCGGCCTATTCATCCCTGGGATGTGGTCGTCGACTTTGATGCTGATACCTGGGATAGGTCCAGGTATGTAGCACATCGTTATTACTTACCATACCACGAAGCCAAGAAGAGATACAAAGGTGTTAAGTTTGACACCATCGTAAAAGAAGAATACCTGGAAAATGTTGATAGCTATGGCTCAACCAAAGAGGGGTCAAGCACAGCAGCCGCATTGGATGGTAGCAACCTCCTGTCTTATGTGGAAATATTTGAGTTCTATGACCTTATGGAAGATGAGCTTATTTTCTATTCGCCCTCTCTTAAGAGAGCAGACAAAACCTTAGAGCGAGTAAGTCCTATTCCTTTCCGTAAGGCAGACAATAGTCCTTGTCCTCCACTTGCTCCGCTCTATTTGTCCTATGCGCCTGATACTCCGTTGAGAGGATACAGCACACTAGGTCGGGTCTATGACCAGCTATGGGAAATAAATAACCTAAGAACTGTGTGGGCCAATGGCCTGCGTAGAGACGCGCGTATCTATGTGACTAAGAAGGGAGCCATTGATGAAGAAGGCAAAGCAATACTCGCAGAGAATAGGGACCAGTCCATTGTGGAACTTGATGTCCCCCCTGATGTGGATGCTCGTAACTGTATTGTGCCTCTAGCCGTCAATACATTTTCACCTGACTATCAAATATACAAAGCAGAAGTAAGGGCTGACCTAGACAGAGGTTCGGTGCTTGCGCCTTTCACCAGGGGTATTGCTACTAATGCTTCCGCTACAGAGGTGTCTGCTCTTACCCAGTATTCAGCTAACGAGATAGGAAGAGTGGCTCGCTTCTACCATAGGAGTATTGAGCTAGTCGCAGAGATATACCAGTCATTACTCTTACACCTTGTTATGACTGCTGAAAAGGAAGTCAAAGAGACTGTGCTTATTGAGCACGAAGCTATTGTTATTACCGCAGAGAAGTTGAGTGGAAAGTTTAAGTATGCTTTTGCGGACCAAGCTTCTACCCCTATCGCAGGAGCCATCAAGCGCGGGGCGATAATGCAACTACTCCCCACACTACAAGGTTTAGGTGTTCCACCACAGACCATCTTGGACTATCTTGTGGAAACCTTTTCACTACCGCCCGAGTTCCTAGCCGATGCTAAGAACGCTATGGAGATGGCCCAGGCACAGGCCCCTGTGTTAGGCCCAGGGGCATCTGCTATGACTGAGCCGTCGCAGATACAGGAGCCAGCCCTCCCACCAGGCGGGGGCAAACTGGCTGCCGAGATAAGAGGTCAAGGTCAAATGACTATTGATGAAGGGTTGGTGAAAGGATAATGCCCATCTATGAGTTTCGTGGTATTGAGACTGGCCGTATCTATGAGTGGGTCGGCCGATACGAAGAGAAGCCGAGGATGTTGTATGACCCTGAGACCGAGGAGGAGTTCCGTCCTATTGTGTCGCGGCCCTCGTTATTAAAGTCCAACCTCAGCGACTGGCAGCGTGGGCTAAGTGGGGCAGGACAGCACGACAAAGCACTCAACCAAGTCGTGTATGGTGAGCGTCACCGTGATGAGATACTA